AAGTAAGCAGTTGCGGATAATTTGCAGTAGCGATTCGGATGTGTTAATTGTTGCGGATGAAGGTTGATATGGTACGGTTTTCAGTAACCCTAACCCATCTACACAAATAATATCAACAAAGTTTCTGCCAGTTGTAAATTGTATGGCTATGCTATCCATTAATACAAACCCCTGCCATATAAAGTACGTTCCATTATTGGCAACAAAGCGAACGTAATACTTCCTGTCATCCGTAGAAACTAAATCCGGGTAAGGCCCTGTAAAATCGGTGAAGTCTGCCCTGATGTTAAATATAGTAGGTAGTATCGGTTGGAATGGGTCATCGCCCGACCCTGCGCAGGTTAGCACAAACGGACTCATACCAGAGTTAACATTGTACTCCGGCCCTGTGTAGCCGTTCTCCCACATTTCAGCCGTGTAGGTTAACCCCGATTTGCTGATAGCTGAAAATATGTATTTTTTGCCGTATGCCATTTTAGTTTGTTAAACCTCTGAACGTGTTTGTTCTTTGCTGACTTAACCAAATATCTTGCCCCTGTATTCTGCCCTCTACTATAACCTTACTTGCACCAGTACCCCCCATTTGCGATGCCGATGCAATGATTTGTTTCATCTGGTCGGGGCGTACAATATGCTCTGTACCGTGTAACATTACAGGGTAACCGGATTGGGGGCCGGATACGGTACCGCCTTCGGAGAAGCCGAGGAGTTTCTTGAATCCACCTAAGAACCCTTGCCCGAACGATAATCCTCCGCCGCCCCCAAACGCCATCAAAATACCTTGAAATATAGCTGCTTGAACTGCTGCCTTTGCAATATCAATAGCAACCTGCTTAAACATATTACCCAATGCATCGCCTAAACTTGCACCGTTCTGCATAGCATTAAATAATCCGGTAAAACTATTCATTAAAGTATTTGTAAGTGCAGCCGCTTTCGATTCTCTTAATTGCTCTTCGTACTTCATTTGTTCCGAATTTCTTACGGCAAGCGCATTGTTCAACGTATTGTTAGCAGTTACTTGTAATTGTAAATTTTGTAAATCCTGTGTGCCTGTGTTACGTTGCGGGGCAAGCATTTCAGTTTGTTGCCCACCTTTCTGCCCGAAGTTTAACCTATCATTTTGAGCGTTAAATCTTTCTAACAACGGAAGAATCTCTTTGAGATTGTTCATGTAGTTTTCAAATACTCCGTTGATTTTTTCTCCTTGTGTCGCACCGCCACCTGCATCAGGTTTAGTTCGTGAACCTGCTAATGTTTTCTCTAATTTTATTGCATCTTGAATAAGATTATTAGAAGATGACATTAAGTTATTTTGTTGGTCTAATGATGTGTTTACATTTTCCACAATCATTTGTCCAGCATTCATCCCTCTAAAATAGTTTTTTGTGGCATTTAATGCAGACTCCATCCAACTACTATTTGCATCAAACATTTCACCGCTAACCATTTTAGCATTTAATTCAGCAGCCCTTGCAGAATATACATTAGCTTGTGTCCTTAACTGCATTGCCTTAATTACGGTAGCAGTATTTTTTACCATCAAATCTTCTGCTTCTGATATACTATTTGCATAGCCTATACTACTGCCTAAACTTTCATTGTATTTATCTAATGCTTCTTTTTTGCTTAATGTGCCTGCTCTTGCTGATTCAAAAGCATCTTTAACACTATATAATTTTATATTAAATTCAGTTAGAGATTTTGTTTGCTCTTGCAATGCACTTGTAGCATCTTTTGAGCCTCTTGTCCAATACGTTAACCCTACTTGGGCAAATTGTATCCCTGCCATTAAAGCAGAAAATGCCAACCCTGCTGCACCTGCCGCCGGCAATAATTGAGTTAAGTTATTTTGGATTGCCATAAATCCGAATGGTAAATCCTGAATAACCCGACTCATTCCGGTGAAGTCAGTACCGAGTTTCTTAGTTGCACCACCCGCCTTGCCGCTTGCCTTTTCAATTCCATCAAGCCCTGCAATAGTCTGTTCTAACTTTGCAAGCGCATCCTTATTATCGGCGGTTAATACTATCCGGAGTTTTTCTTCTGCCATCTTATATTGCTTGACTAAGTTTCTTCATGTTCTCTATAAATTGTTCCTGCGTTAATCTCTCTCCCCGATCCGGCTGCTCATCTGTTGACAAAGGTAAGAACTCTCCTATATCTTTTCGCTTGCCGCTTTCGGTGTTCGTGCAATAAATGATATAGGCTATCATTCGTGTACGCTGCCATTCGGCTAACTGCTTTGCTTCGTAACCTTTCCTATAAAGCAAAAATTCTCGCCATGTAGCCCTCCAAAAACCTTCGATGGTCATTCCGGCTTCAATGGCGAGAACAAGTATCTCATCCCAAGTCTTTTCCCTTAACTTTTTTTTTCTTCCACAGGCTTTTCATCCGTTGGCACATCCGGTGTCATACACTTTATAGTGTAGTGGATAAACTCATTCACCGCCTTACCATTCGCCCCGCCCGCTTCATCTATGTACCTTGCAGCAGTCCTATCATCTATCACTTGCCCTGCGCTCTCACTTGCTGCCTGTACCATCGTTATAATATGCTTGAAGGAAAACACCTCACCGTTATACAGGCTTAACAACTTGCTGATAGGAATATCCCCATTCAGTTCGCAGTAGCGGTGCATCGCCCATGTACCCCATTCCAATTTTACAACACCCCCCGAAATATTCAATTCGTATGGCGTCATAAATTAGTACGTTTTAGTTTGGGTCATTGGCGCACTTTGCACACCAAACTCTGCATCGAACTTCATCAAGTCTTTGTCTTTTGCATCCAATTTTATAGAGGTAACAAATATATTACCAGTATAAACGATGTCGCCGGATACAGGAGATGCAGGGCCGAATTTAGCAGCTACTACTGCCTTGCTACCTACCAAAGAATACAATCGCTCGTAGCTTTCTTTATCGATTGTACCTGTTTGGTCGATTGCATTACCGCTAACCGAAATGGTCTGCATCACGCTATCACCAGGTAATTGTTGGTCGCCACATTTAGAATCAGCATCAATGGCATCTCTTTTTACATCCATTGATACAGAGGTTAAACACGCAACCGGGAGAAACGTAGAATTATTATCCCAGTCAATTTGCAGAATTATATCTCTGCCGTTTACGAAAGTGTATGCCATTTTATATTGTTTGAGTGATTACAAAGGTATAACGAATTATTACACGAAAAGTATTCTCAAAGGGGTCTAAGTCCTCTAAGTTGTTGATTGATTCACATACCACGTTTTTACAATCCCACCCTACAGGTAAGGTTACCACCGTGTCTGAATTGATACCGCCTACAACCAACTCTGCTATTTGCTCTGCCCTTTTGAATCCGAAATTGCTGCCCTTAGTTACTATATCCACGTTAGCCGATACCTCAAACTGAAAGCAGTCTTTCCCTTCGCCCTGGTTCGCAGTTCGAGAACTGATAACAATATACTCCCCATCCGCATCCGTTGGGGTCATGCCATCGTAAACATCTATGTAGGCGTATGCCTGTAGCCTGGCAACTAACCATTGTTTTATCGGTATGGCGGGGTTTTTCATTATCATGTGAATAATCTTCTTAATCTTCTCAGTAACTTAGGTTTCTCTTTCTCATACGCAGGCAGCATAAATGGTTGTGCGTTTACACCGTTTTTAATGATGTGCCATGCTATTGCTTCGGCAGTTTTTATCAAATCTGATTTTCTTGTACTTCTTCTGCCTGTTGCTGCATTTGTTCTTTGCGCTAACTTTTTTCTCTTAACCCATAAAAGTATAGCCTGTAAGAAATCGTAATAATCCCCAGTGCCTTTCCCTTTATATTGTGCTGCAAAGGCGTGATATTCAGATGCTACCTGCCCCCCTCCTTTAATCTTAAATACTTTCTTTTTAGTACCAAATTCAACATATGGTGCATAGCCTACCGTACTAAATACTGACTTAAATAAATCGTTACTTATATCGATATTAATTGATTGTTTTAATTTGCCAAAATTACCGGGTGCATTTCGTTTTGCGTTCTTTTGTATAGCCAATGCACTTGCTGCTAATTCATTACTTAATCCGGTTGTTGCATTTGTATTAATTCGGTTAATTGCATTCTGCAACTCTGGTATTCCTGATATGTTTAATGCAAACCCTGCCATTATCTAAATATTGTGATTTCGTAATACTCCTTTCTATTCTCAATATCTGTAATCGAATGGATTGTATAATCCAACCCATTAATCTGTATCTTATACGTATTGTCGAAAGTGAGGGGGTAGCGGATATACACCCTTGCCGAATCGGTGAAAGTTACCTCCGCTGATAATAGTTGTCGGTCTTGCCCGAGCGGTACATACATACCCCAAATCGTACTGCCTGCCGCATAGGTAACCGTAAAACCCCCCTCACTATCGGTTGTGGTTGTAGGCTCCATTAATACCATCGGCTCAATGAGTAATTCAGCCGATAGGAACTTTGGGCTATTTCCTTTTATTCTCATAATACAGGTGAGGTTTTAGTGTACATCTGACAAGTGCGCCATGCTTTCTGGCATACGCCCATCGTTTCATCGAACGCCCCTCTATTCTCGTACAAGTGATTCACCTGGTCAAGTATTGCCGTTTTCAATGGGTTGGGTAGTGCGGTGAATCCAACATTATACACCGCCCGCATTTTGTCAATAGCAGGAAAGGTAATTACCGGATGCTTACCGCCCATGATAGTTTTATCGGTTAATTCGGTACCGGAGGTTACATCGTACAGAGTAATAGATGAAGTAATCGGCCCGTGTGGAAACTGAAACCATCCCCCTTTATTGCAGAACCATACTTCGGCCTGCTTAGTGATAAGGGATAGCCCGGTAGCTTTCTCAATTATCATTCGTGCGCTTCGTATCATTTCGGATATTTGCGCATCTTCAGAGGTGTGAGAAACACGAATGTATAATTTCGCCTCTGCAAGCGTTACCGGTTCGGCATAGCTTACCTCCGTGATGTTAGAATCAATTATGTAAGAGTAGTTACCCATTGCTCGAATTTTATTAGATTGTTTTCCGGCTGCAATTCATTTGCCCTATCAAATGCCTTATTACTGCAAATTTCGTAGTTTTCCTCCACATTTCGTATGGCCTGCACCCACTCATCTAATCT